GGCTGTGCCGCTGACCGACAGCAGGCATCCATCGTTTTCGAGGTTGCCGCTGATATGGTGCGGATGTGTCCGGCTCTCAATAAGCGTGTGAAAATCCTTGCATCGCAGAAAAGAATTGTCTATATGCCGACCAATTCTTTCTATCAGGTGCTTTCGGCGGAAGCGTATAGCAAGCATGGTTTTAACATCCACGGCGTTGTATTTGATGAACTGCACACGCAACCGAACCGAAAGCTGTTTGACGTTATGACAAAGGGGTCAGGTGATGCACGAATGCAGCCGCTGTACTTCCTTATCACCACGGCAGGCACGGATACCAATTCCATCTGCTATGAACAGCACCAGAAAGCGAAGGACATTCTTGAGGGCAGAAAAATTGACCGGACGTTCTATCCGGTCATTTATGGTGCAGAGGACGATGCCGACTGGACTTCTCCGAAGGTGTGGAAACAGGCGAACCCTTCCCTCGGTGAAACCATCGGTATGGAGAAAGTTGTCGCCGCCTGTGAATCCGCAAGGCAGAATCCCGGTGAAGAAAACGCTTTCCGACAGCTGCGACTGAACCAATGGGTAAAGCAGGCTGTCCGCTGGATGCCCATGGAAAAATGGGATGACTGTAACTTCTCCTTTGATGCATCTGAATTGGAGGGGCGTGTCTGCTACGGCGGACTTGACCTTTCATCGACTACGGATATAACGGCATTTGTGCTTGTATTTCCTCCAATTGACGAGGACGACAAGTATTATATCCTACCGTTTTTCTGGCTACCCGAAGATACACTTCCGCTGCGAGTTCGCCGTGACCATGTGCCATATGATGTATGGGAACGTCAGGGATACTTGCTCACCACGGAGGGCAATGTTGTTCATTACGGCTTCATCGAAAATTTCATTGAAGAACTGGGACAGCGTTTCAATATCCGTGAAATCGCCTTTGACCGTTGGGGTGCCGTGCAGATGTCGCAGAATCTTGAAGGACTTGGCTTCACGATGGTGCAGTTCGGGCAGGGCTACAAAGATATGTCACCGCCGACCAAGGAACTGATGCGACTAACGCTCAATAAAATGATTGCCCACGGCGGTCATCCGGTGCTGCGGTGGATGATGGATAACATTTTCATCAAGCGTGATCCTGCCGGAAACATCAAGCCGGACAAGGAGAAATCTACGGAAAAGATTGATGGTGCGGTTGCACTGATTATGGCTCTTGACCGTGCTGTTCGGTGCGGTGCTGGTGATTCGGGGGTTAGTATTTATGATGAGCGAGAACTGTTAATCCTATAAAGCCATATCCAAATTAAAGAATTCGTTCAGTTGCCTCCATAATGATATAATAAATTTCTGCGAATGTTTTAACGTTAGTGATCTCACTGCTGCTAATTAAATTATTGGCAAATGAAAACTCTCCTACTTTTTCAAATGCTTCGTCTAAACCGTCAGTTTCTCCTTTTATTTGAGCCAACTCATAAAACAGACATAGTTTTCTAATAATACAAATCAGTTTATCAAGTACAAAACAATTGATTGCATGAGTTCGGTTTATATCTATTGGACGATATAATTTATTTGAAAGCATTTTTGACATAGCAGAAATGAAGTTTTCAATTTCAGATTCGGCATAGCATTTAGAAAAGATAGGTGCATGGTCAGTTTTAGAACAAATTGTGTCATAGATTTTGGATTGTTCAACGGATAGCACACAGTTCTTTTTTTCTTTTAAAGCATATACACTTCTAGTTTGATAGGAATGCCAAATCGCAATATAATCCGCTTCAATATCATCTTCGGATTCAACTAAAGGATATTTGATAAAAAAGTCTTTGAAGTCTGGATATTCCTTAATGATTTGCTCGTATTGCTTCTTGTTGAATAAAGATGCAGTTGTTTTTCCCTGCGATAGATTGTTAAAGTGCGGATATGATATTGTTCCATGAGCAAAATCGAATCTTAATTCATAGTCATCATAATTGCTGAACCCATAAAGAATTTGTATTCGTGTGGTATTTGTGCTTTTTGTTCGAGTAGCTATAGGTAAATTAGCATCACAATACAAGCTATTTATTCTCATTGAGATGACTCGTCCATTTCTAAATAGATCTATTAAGTAATTATAAAATTCGTCAGCCATGTCCTTAATGTTTGGGCTAAATAATTGAGAATGTTTAATTGCTTGAAGAACAACAACAAGATTCATTTCGGAAATTCTGTTTTTTAACTCATAAGAAACTACTTGGCATAATGTATTGCAATAGTCTAGATCCAATGATGAACGATCACGTAACATACGGAACTCTAAATGCTTAATTAAAGTATTCTGACTTGATTCTTTTTCATCATACATACAATATTTGTAGTCAAATGCAAATTCTGGTAACTTCAAGTTTTCAAAGCTCCCCATACGTCCGTTTATACTCTCAAAGAAGAATTCTACGGCTTTTAGTTTTTTTATATTATTATCAAGTGCGGCTAAAGTGGTACAATCACTGAGATTGTCAAGAAGTGTATAGCTTTGATATATTGCGAAGAACATATAAAAAATTACACTGTCATATAGTGAAATCCTTACAATGTTATTTAAAGTCGATGGAAGTTCAGTATTATTGAATTGATGTAAACAAATTCCGCATTGTCCAATTTGAATCACATCTGTGTGGTCAAGTTCGGTTTTAAGAGCTTTATTTAGCAAATCAAAATTAACAGAAAGCATATCGGATAATCCCATAATATCTTCATCTGATATTTGGAATGTCGGATCAATATTATAAGCTAAAGCATAATAAAGGATTGCACAATCGTATTCAGATATATCATTTTCAGATAGGATTAGTATATTCATATCCTATTACTCCTTCTGACAATTTAGGATATATATATTATATCATTGTTCCATCAAAAATGTCAACCTCTGAAAGGAGCGTAATTCCCATGAGCATTTTCAAAGGACTTTTCAAAAGCCGAGACAAGCCTCGGAACAGCTACGACAGCCCCAGCTACACCTACTTTTTCGGCAGAAGCAATGCCGGAAAGAGCGTCAATGACCGCACGGCAATGCAGCAGATTGCCGTTTATGCCTGTGTGAGGGTGCTGTCCGAGGCGATTGCACAGCTGCCGCTGCACGTCTACGAATACACGGATAAGGGAAAAGAGCGAGTGCCGAAGCACCCGCTATATTTTTTGCTGCACGACCAACCGAACCCCGAAATGACATCGTTTGTGTTCCGTGAAACGCTGATGTCGCACCTGCTGATTTACGGCAATGCCTACGCACAGATCATCCGCAACGGTCGTGGTGAGGTCATTGGACTGTATCCGTTAATGCCGGATAAAATTAAAGCTGACCGTGACGAGCGTAACAGGCTCATTTACAAATACAGCCGCTATGATGAGCAGAACCCGAACTTCCGTGAACAGGGCGAAATCATTCTGCCTGCGGAACAGGTGCTTCACATTCCGGGACTTGGTTTTGACGGTCTGGTTGGCTATTCTCCCATTGCCATGGCGAAAAATGCGATCGGTCTTGCTGTTGCCTGCGATGAATACGGTGCGTCATTTTTTGCCAATGGTGCATCACCGTCTGCTGTGCTTGAACATCCGGGTGTGATTAAAAATCCGGAGCGTGTCCGTGAGGCGTGGCACAGGGCATACGGCAGCGGGAATGCTCATCGCACAGCAATTTTGGAGGAGGGCATGAAGTACACACCGATTTCCATTCCAAATAATGAAGCACAGTTTCTGGAAACAAGAAAGTTTCAGATTGAGGAAATTGCCAGGCTGTACCGTGTGCCGCTGCATATGATCGGCGACCTTGACCACGCCACATTCAGCAACATCGAACATTTATCCCTTGAATTTGTAAAATACACTCTTGACCCGTGGTTGATTCGTTGGGAACAGTCATTGATGAAGGCTCTGCTGTCGGATTCCGAAAAGGGACGGTATTTTATTAAATTCAATGTGGAAGGACTGCTCCGTGGTGATTATGCGAGCCGTATGAGTGGTTATGCGACCGCACGTCAGAACGGCTGGATGTCGGCAAATGATATCCGTGAGCTGGAGGATATGAATCTGATTCCCGAAGAAGATGGCGGTAATCTGTACCTCGTGAACGGCTCATTTACAAAACTTGCAGATGCAGGTGCATTTGCAGAAAAGGAGGAAACACATGAAGAATAATAAATTCTGGAACTGGGTGAGAAATGAGGACACAGGCGAAACAGAGCTTGTGTTCAATGGTGCAATTTCGGAGGATACTTGGTTCGGTGATGAAATCACACCTGCCATGTTCCGAAATGAACTGTCAAAAGTAAACGGCAACCTTACTGTATGGCTGAACAGTCCCGGTGGCGATGTGTTTGCCGCATCGCAGATTTACACCATGCTGAAGAATCACAAGGGCAAGGTTACTGTAAAAATTGACGGCATTGCAGCAAGTGCGGCTTCTGTGGTAGCAATGGCAGGAGATGAAACTCTCATTGCTCCGACGGGTATGATTATGATCCATAATCCTGCCACTTCGGCTTTTGGTAACAAGGAGGCTATGGAACAGGCAATCCGTCTGCTTGATGAAGTAAAGGAGTCCATCATCAATGCTTATGAAACTAAGAGCCACATCAGTCGTGCGAAAATCGCCAAGATGATGGATGAGGAAACATGGCTGAATGCGAAAAAGGCACAATCCCTCGGACTGGTGGACGGCATTCTCTTTGCTGAAAAGAAGCGTCCTGAACCCGATGAACCGGAGGAAGATGAAACCGAAGAAGAACCCGAAAAAGATGAACTTACCGCATGCCCGAACGTGAGTTTGGATTCTGTTGAACGTGAGCGGTATGCCGTGCTTGGATATGACACGGCAATGTCCTATTCACATACAACAACCATGCAGAGCCTTATGAAAAAGGTATGTGCAGAACACAAAGGTACACCTGTGGATCAGCTGATGAGTCGGCTGAATCTGCTGAAATATTGAGGAGGTTGATAGTATGACTATTCAGGAACTGAGAGAAAAACGTGCAAAGGCATGGGATACTGCCCGTGATTTCCTTGACAGCAAGCGTCAGGCAGATGGCACGCTTTCCGAGGAGGACAGCAAGACATACGATGCGATGGAAGCTACCATTGTCAATCTTGGTAAGGAAATCCAGCGTATGGAGCGTCAGGCAGAAATTGAAGCTGAAATGACAAAGGCAACATCCAGTCCCATTCTTACAAATCCGACTTCACAGATTGTGACACCCGAAAAAACTGGTACGGCATCAGCAGAATACAGCACTGCTTTCTGGAATTCCATCCGCAACAGAAACTTTATGGATATTCGCAATGACCTGCAGATTGGTACGGACTCCGAGGGTGGCTACCTTGTGCCGGATGAATTTGAGCGTAAGCTGATTGAAGCACTGCAGGAGGAGAATATCTTCCGTCAGATGGCAACGGTCATCAAGACTACTTCCGGTGACCGTAAAATTCCGATTGTAACTGCAAAGGGCGAAGCAGTCTGGATGGACGAGGAGGAACAGTATACCCTCTCCGATGATGCGTTCGGTCAGGCATCCCTTTCTGCTTACAAGCTGGGTACAGCCATCAAGATTTCCGAGGAGCTTCTCAACGACAGCGTATTTGACCTTCCGTCCTATATCGCTCGTGAGTTTGCCCGTCGTATCGGTGCAAAGGAAGAGGAGGCATTCTTCATTGGTGACGGTAAGGGCAAGCCGACCGGTATTTTCAACGCAACAGGCGGTGCGCAGGATGGTGCAACCACGGCAGGTACATCCATCACCTTTGATGATGTGATGGAACTTTTCTATTCACTCCGCAGTCCTTATCGTAAGAAGGCGGTGTGGGTGCTGAATGATTCCACAGTTAAGGCACTTCGTAAGCTGAAGGACAGTACAGGCAACTACATCTGGCAACCGTCTGTGACAGCAGGTGTTCCCGACACAATTCTCAACCGTCCCTACAAGACTTCCAGTTATGTGCCTGAAATCGGTGCAGGCAAGAAGTGCATGGCATTCGGTGATTTCAGCTATTACTGGGTTGCAGATCGTTCCGGCAGAACATTCAAACGTCTGAATGAGTTATTTGCCATGACAGGACAGGTTGGCTTCCTTGCATCCCAGCGTGTGGACGGCAGACTGATTCTTCCCGAAGCGGTCAAGACACTCACTATTAAGAAAACATCATGATGACGCTGGCAGAGGTAAAGAACTACCTTCGTGTCGATCATACGGAGGATGATTCGCTCATCCTCTCGCTGATGGACACAGCGAAAAAGCTGGTCAAGGATGTCGGCAGAATGGATGAACAGGCATTTACGGTTAATGAGGAAACCACACGGCAGGCTATGCTGTATACAATTTCATACCTCTATGAGAACCGTAACAATGCCGATTATCACAAGCTGACGCTGACCTTGCGTTCGCTGTTGTTTGCACAAAGAGAAGGGGTGATTTAATGGAAATCGGAAAACTTAATCAGCGGATCACCTTTCTGGAGCATTACACGAAGGTGGATGAAATCGGTAATCACGAAGCCCGATGGGATGAAGCATTCTCCTGTTGGGCTTCTGTGCTGCCGAAATCTTCAACGGAAACTACGGAAGCGGGTGTGACAAAGGAAGTACTGTCGCTGGAATTTACTGTGCGACAAACGCCGGATACCATGCGTATCCATCCGACCACACACCGTGTTATGTTCCGTGGTATTTCTTACAACATTGACAGCATACAGCCGAATTTTCAATCGCTGGACTATATGAAGCTTACAGCTGGCACACGAAAGGCAGGCGGTAGCGATGACATCTATTGACGACCTTGCCGATGAAATCATGGCAGGTTTACAGGAATATGCAGAGCTTGCCGATGATGCAATGAAAAAAGCTGTCAAAAAGACAGCAATATCGGTGAAAAAGGAAATCGCCGCCAACGCCCCGAAGGATACGGGTGCTTACGGCAAAAGCTGGACGACAAAAAAGGTCAAGGAAAACAGCCACACCTTGCAGATGACGGTACATTCCAAGAACCGCTATCAGCTGGCACATCTTCTTGAAAAAGGTCATGCCAAGCGTGGCGGCGGTCGTGTGCAGGGCAAGCCGCATATCGCCCCTGCCGAGGAACATGGTGCGGAGTTGCTTGAATCCCTGATTACGGAGGAATTATCGTGACCTATGAAGAAATCAATGAAATAATGGCGGAAATGGGATTACCTTATGCATATCATCACTTTGCAGAGGGTGAAAGTCCTGCACCGCCTTTTCTTCTGTTTCTTTCTCCAGGTGAGGAAACTTTTTCGGCTGACAATGTGGCATATCACAGCTTCAAGCAGCTGGATATTGAGCTGTACACCGATAAGAAAAATCCTGCAATGGAGGAAGAAATCAAATCCGTGCTGACACAGCATGAGATCTATTTTACAAAATCAGAAGCGTGGATTGAGAGCGAAAGGCTCTATGAAGTACTTTACGAAATGACGATATAAGGAGGAATTTGCTATGGCGAAGAACAGAAACAAAGTCAAGTTCGGTTTGAATAATGTTCACTGGGCAAAGATTATCCAGTGGGGTGCTGACCCTGACGGAACACCGACTGTACCTGTGTATGGCGAATCTGTGCGACTGCCCGGTGCGGTGTCGCTGTCCATTGACGCAAACGGCGAGAATGAAAATTTCTACGCCGATGACAGCGTTTATTATGTCATCAACAACAATTCCGGTTATGAGGGTGATTTGGAAGTTGCTCTTGTTACAACAGAATTTGCTACTGAAATTCTGGGAGAAATCCTTGATAACAACGGTGTACTTGTAGAAAAGAATGACGCAGAACCGTCGCAGTTTGCACTGATGTTTGAGTTCAGCGGTGATAAGCACAAGATCCGTCATGTGCTGTACTGCTGCACGGCGAGCAGACCTGCAACGGAGGGACAGACCAAGGAGGATTCTACCGAAGTCAAGACGGAAACGCTGTCGCTGACAGCATCTGCACTTCCCACAGGACTGGTCAAGGCAAAGACCTGTGAGTCCACCGACGAAACAACCTACAACAACTGGTACAAGATGCCGTATAACCCCGATACTTCGGAGAAGAAGGCGGCTACTACCACAACGACGAAAACATCATAAGGGGGCAGGACTATGGCAATCAAGAAAAATATTCTGGTGGACGGACTGGAAGTGCCGTTTAAGGCAAGTGCCGCTGTGCCTCGCCTGTACCGCCTGAAGTTCGGGCGTGATATTTATAAGGACTTTGCGGCATTACAGAAGTCCGTTTCCGAGGGTGATGCGGAGAATTCAGAACTGAGTATCGAGAGCCTTGAGGTTTTCGAGAATATCGCCTATATTATGGCAAAGCATGCTGATCCCGATACCATTCCTGCTTCTCCCGATGAATGGCTGGAGCAGTTTAATACGTTCTCCATTTACGAAATTCTGCCGCAACTGATTGAGCTGTGGGGACTGAACATCGAAACGCAGGTGGAATCTAAAAAAAACATCGTCCGATTGACAGGGAAATGACGACACCGCTGTTTCTGCTCCGTTGTGTGCAGTTGGGTCTGTCGATGGCAGATCTGGATCTGCTGTCGATTGGACTCGTGAATGATATGTTTACGGAGAAGGAGAATGATGAATATGACGGCTGGCATGAAGTCGCAGGACAGGCGGATTTTGACTCCTTTTAATTTGGATTTTTGTTATATACTTAGATCAGCCTTTAGTATATCTGTTAGAATTGGATAGCAGTCCATAGAAATCTCACATAAAGCTAATGCAAAATGATTCGTTTACTATTTGTTGGCGTTTTTATAATTTTTATAATCAGCTATGATAAATGCAGTTGTAATAGATAATATCACTGGAAATGCAATTCTTTCGCTTATATTTTTAAATAATATTGTAACAGTCCCGAAATCAAATATATATGATGGTATGCATAGCAGAACAATAGCTATAATCATTATTACTATTATTTTCAGATATTGAGCAGTTTTTTTCTTAATTTTATTTCTGCTAAATCTATCCATTTCTTTTTCAAAATCAGCTTTTAGTTTGGTATATTGGTCTGAGTCTTTCATCTGCATAATAAGATCTTTTTTTCTGGTTGTCCAAGTATTTGAATCTCTCCATTCCATATATTTATCAACATCTTGAAAACCGTTAAGCATTCGCGGATGACCGGGGTCATTATCATGTGAGGGTACGTTATCATAATCAGGTGTATTTAGATACCAAAATTGTATAGTTACAAATTCGTGTCCCACTTTAATTTTAATAGTATCTTTAGAATTATTGCTAACCGCTATTAACGAACATCCTATATACTGTGCATCTAATGTAGTGCCAATATGACTTGTGCCTTGTGATACAAGTGTAACTTTAGAATGATAAGAACCACCAATTCGATTAGTGACATATAACGATTCTTCTGAGTAAATAAGTGCTGTATCACCTGCTTCAATTTCAATATATCCATTATTAACAATACTACATTTCTTTGTTATTGACCATGCAAATTGGCTAGCGTGCAAATCAATTGAATTAGATTTAAAGGATTCAGGATGTAACGGGTATAAATAAATATTCTCACCTAGCTCCTTTTTTAAATCAATGACACTCAACATACGCACAGTCCCTCCTTTCACAATCTAGATAGACAATTGCAACCGAGCTAATATCTTCCAAGGATATTATACCAAATTAAGAAAACAATGTCAAGATTTATTTGGATTAAGTAAAATACAATGAGGTGACCGCACATGGCAAACAGAATCAAAGGCATCACCGTCGAGATTAACGGCGATACCACGAAACTTTCCAAGGCTCTGGAAGGCGTCAACAAAAATATCCGCAACACCCAATCACAGCTCAAAGATGTAGAAAAGCTGCTGAAACTTGACCCATCCAACACAGAACTGCTCACCCAGAAGCACAAGCTGCTTGCAGATGCGGTCACTTCCACCAAGGAAAAGCTGGACACCCTCAAAACTGCCGCAGAACAGGCAAATACGGCACTTGCAAACGGTGACATCACGCAGGAGCGGTATGACGCACTTCAGCGTGAAATCATCGAAACGGAAAACGAACTCCGCAATCTGCAAAATGAAGCGGACAGAACAAATACAGCATTCGCAAAGCTGGAAGCCGCCGGTGCAACTATGCAGAAGGTCGGCGATAAAATCTCCGGTGCGGGCGAAAAACTGCTGCCTGTGACCGCAGGGGTTGCCACGCTCGGCACGATTGCTGTAAAGACAGGTGCGGACTTCGATGCCGCCATGTCAAAGGTTGCCGCTGTGTCCGGTGCGACCGGTGAGGAACTGGACGCTCTCCGTGAAAAAGCACGAGAAATGGGTGCAAAAACAAAATTCTCTGCATACGAAGCCGCTGAAGCCATGAACTATATGGCGATGGCAGGCTGGAAAACGGAGGATATGCTTTCGGGTATTGAGGGTATCATGAACCTTGCCGCCGCATCGGGCGAGGAGCTTGCTCTCACATCCGATATTGTCACAGACGCTCTGACCGCTTTCGGCTTAACTGCTGCCGACAGCGGTCATTTTGCTGATGTGCTGGCAGCGGCATCGTCCAACGCAAATACAAACGTTGCCATGATGGGTGAAACCTTCAAGTATGCCGCGCCTGTTGCTGGTGCGTTGGGATTTTCTGTTGAGGACACTGCTGAAGCAATCGGTCTGATGGCGAATGCCGGAATCAAGTCCACACAGGCAGGTACATCCCTGCGTTCCATCATGACGGTGCTGTCGGGTGATGTGAAATTCTGCGGTGAAGCACTCGGAGAAGTGCAGATCCAGACCACCAATGCTGACGGCAGTATGCGAGAACTGACGGATATTCTTGCAGATTGCCGTGTGGCATTTTCTCAATTATCCGAATCGGAACAGGCTTCTGCCGCAAAAACGCTCGTGGGCAAGAAC